GCTTTTCCGCAAATCCATCTTTGTTTGAGCGCTTAAGCTCAATGGCCCTGCGAAGCCCATGTATGATTGTCGTGTGGTCTCTGGACAAGTATTGGCCGACCACTGTGGTGCTATTGTCCGTCAGGTAATAGCTCAAGTACATAAACGCAAAGCGCGGTACCGTAATATAACTGGCTCGGCTTTTACTCATAAGCTCATCTTTAGTTACATCGAATGCTTCGCACACAGCCTTACGTGCGCTTTCCAATGAAAAGATTACTGAGTCACGGTCCTCTGGAATGTCTATTATTGAAACTTCTACTGTCACTTCTTTTCCTCCTCGTATTTTTCTGTTTCGATTGCCACGTTTAGGGCTTGTTGCGCTAGCTTATATAGCTGCCTGGATGTCATTTTCCGCTGGTACAAATTTCCGTCCACGTAAGCGCGGAATGCGCCAGTCAACGGAATAGGCAAGAAGTTCTCTTGCTCTAACGTGTAGTCAGCATCGACGGTGACTAATTGTGCTGTTGTCAAAACTCGTTCTCCCTCGCAGGTCGGGCAGGGCTTCTCGACGAAGCTCCTGCCGTTCCCATCAGCTGAGACATCGATGAGCAGTTGACCCTGCCCGTCACATTGTGTGCATTTGAAAGCTGTTCCACTCATCTTCTATCTCCTACTCGCAGACTAAAGCGCCTGTCCAATCTTTCTTGCAACGCACGACTGTGTCGCCCGTGCTGGTGTCAGTGCATACAGTAGCTCCAGTCCAGTCCTTCTTGCAGCGCATTCCTGCGTTGGCGGATGTGGACAAGACAGCTACTGCCAATAGTGTAAAAACAATATTTTTCATGTGAAGCTCCTCTAGAATGGAATTGAATCGTCTGATGATGTAAAGCCGCCAGCCGATTGGCCTTCGTTTTTATCACTTACCTTAAGCGACATATAGGCGTTTCCATCTTTCTCGCGGCGCCAGGTTGCTACACGACGCTCACCTAGTGGGCCACTGTAGTCAGGCGCTTTGTCGTTACCCTTTTTATCATTCTCGAAGAGGGTGCCGACCTTTTGGTACACGTCCATAATTTTACGTCCGTCGTCCAGGGTGGACATTGTGATTACCACGTTACTGTCTTCCCCGTTGTTGTTTACCTTCCCCGTCAAAATCATCTTGTGGTTGTCACGTGGTTGGAATACTGCACCGCTGTCGGTGTTGTCATATTGCTGGCTCATGATTTATCCTTTCGCCAATTCGTTTTTACGTTTAGAGAATAGCTTCTTGCTTTCCTCATTAATTTCTCCCCGAGCAGTCATATTGTCGAAGAGGGCCTTCAGTTCGTCGATACTCTTGACCGCACTAATGCGCTCCTCGACACCCTGAACCTTGGCACCAGATGGTGCTTTGTTTTGTTTTGGGCTGGTCTTTTCTGGTGCGGTGGCGGCGTTGCCATCGTCTTCAAAAACCTCCCCGCTTGCCTGTCCAAGAACCCCTGCCCAGGCGTAGCGCTTGGCGTAGCTCAGTGCGCTCATCATGGATTGCGGGTCATTCTTCACAGAAATGACAGGCTGATTTGCAACGATTGACTCGCCGCTTTCGTGCATCAAAATGGTGGTGAGCACATACTGGCCATCGACCAGGTTCGGCATTTGAGATATAGCCAAGCCGTTCTTTGCCAGAATGGGCCGCGAAGAATCTACGTGGTCCTGAAACGTACTGAACTTGGATTTGAAGTGGGGGTTATACCCGCTCTTAGGTACTACTCCCAATTCGCTTTGGGCCTTTGATAGTGCTGCTGCTAGTTCTTTCATTTTTTAATCTCCTTTGTTTTCTATATAATCGTTAAGAATCTCTGGGTAAGCATTTTGCAACTCGCTCATCATAAGCGTGTGCTCCTGAAGTGTTTCATATGTATTTGAAAACGTGTCCAACTCCCTTGCCCGAACAAAAAACACATTCCCATTATCATCGTTAAGCACAAGATGACTGATTTGGAGTCCAGGCACGCCTGTAAAGTCTCCCGTAAGCTCGGACTCCAAACATTTTATTTTGGCCTGAGCTTCCTCTTCGTAAATTAACTCTAAGATTAAATCTTTCCATGTGAGGTTCATTGCTTAATCTCCTTTAAAATAACATCGCCAAAGTTCCTCATGAGATTGGCTGCATATTCCATTTCCCCCGCCTCTTGTAAGGCATGAAAGGACTTGGCCAGCGCTTTCTTTTGGCATCCAGTCAAAAGGCTGGCGACAATAGTTTTACGCTCTTTCATTTGGCCGATGGCAATAACCGCGTCCATGTTGAACGCTACGTGTTCTTCGTCTTCTGTCATACTGAGTAAAGCTCCCTTGCTTCTTTTAGAAATTCATCGCTCATAAAGCGATATCTGAAATCTTCCCACGCGGGCTGGATGTACATAGCCAGGACTTTTGGGTCCGTAGATATGGACAATAGATTTTCCCAGACAATTGCATTGTGCAAGAGCTGATTAAACCGTCGCAGTAAAGATTCGGTTCGTAGGTCGGCGCAGTTTTCAGCTGTGAATGTTACTGAACCTTCCTTGGTAATATAAATTAATATTGGCATTTTCCCTGTAGCCGCCCAGTACACCGCGACCTGGCGGACGTGCGCCTCATCTGGCCTCGTCGGCAGCTTCACCTTTCGGAACGAGCGGGTAAGGTCTTTCTTGGGAGGGCCAAGCGGTGACCACTTTGTCTTCAGTTCGATTATTACGTCGTCCGAGCCAATGTCTACAAAGCCAATCATAGGTAGGGCTAGCTCGGGTCGTGTGAGAGTTATACGCTCTTCTGGCCACATGTTCATGCCAGCGTAGGGCGCCAGGGCCTCAACACCATTATTGATGACAAGCTCCACATCTTCTACGTACTGATTTGTTTTCAACTCGTCCAAATCGCTAATTGGCTTGTGGCTCCTAATATGCGAGCTGGCCTCCGCCAAGGCATCCTCAATGTCAGTGCCGTCGCAAACCACACCCTGGATTCCGTCGTGGGCAGCAGTGCCAGCAATTGCAGGCACACCGACTGGCATCTCACGGCGGCGAGGGCCCAGGTGGAGGTACTCAAAAACCCGAAGACATGGCGGGCGCTCCAAGGCTGATGCACTCGTGTGCTCCAACCCAGCTTTCGCCAGTTCTTTTCTAAATTCTTCTAAGTCCATCCCTGTTCTTCTCCAGTCTTTTTAAATCAATAAATCTTGCGTCTGAACCGCGCCACCAGCGTCGTATGTCTGGCTGTCACCCTTCGGGTATTCTTGAACCGCATAACGCAACTTAGACTTTAGTTCTCTCTTTTGCCTTCTGTCTCCCACAAACGAGACATAACGGTGTTTACGAGGCCTATCGACCAAATCCTTACCCCAATGACCGCGCGAGTGCTTTCCATTCCCGCTCGTGTCAAAGCCTACAGGGTCCTTCCGCTTTGCTGAGAGACCCGTGTAAAGAAAGTTAGTCGCTTGATAAATGTAACCAATGTGGCCCTGCTTGGTGTCGGCATAACTGACAATTATTTTGGGCGGCGGGAGCAATCGCATAGACCTAGCAACCAAAATTGACGCCAAGTTTTTCTCGTTACGCTCAAGGCACAATCTGTTCAACTCAAGAACATCGAGTGCGTGTTCTTCTCCGCACAGGCCACGTGCTAAATGCGGCGAAGCGGGAGCGCCGTAAGAAATGACACCAATAAGTTGTTTGCCCTCATAAAGTCCATAAGCAAACATAATGAGCGGCATACGCTTCATGTAATGCTTTTGCAAAAACCACTGTCTGGTTTCTTCTGGCTTTATGGCTAAAACGTCCATGTCCCTTTTCCCCTCTGTTATTTCCACAGTATACACATTTAGATGCCTGGTGCAACACCTTAAATGCATGACTACTATTTTTTATCGAAGCCCAAGAAGTCATTGCAGGCGTCGATAGCAGACCAACCGATGTATTTTTTATCTGTCTTCTCTCCATTATCGGACGTGGCGCACTTCGTGATTATTGCGTTACCCACGTCGATTGGTTCAGTCACTGGGTTATTGTGCTCCGCCACCATAAGGCAAACGTCACAACCAGCCTTGACCAGGTTGTCCGCGAGATACTTCAGGGCACGACGCTGGCCCTCTGGCATCGGCGCGTCTTTTAACTTTAGCTCGATGATGATGTACCGCTTTCCGTTGACGTCATAAATTGCATCAATGTCTGTCGGTGAGTAGCCAGACAGCATAAGGTTTTTGAAATCCTTGGGCTGCTTCATTCTCTCGGTCCATTTGATTAGCGACATTTTTATCTCCTAAAGACTATCCCAGTTTGATGTCAGTGCGTCGGGAAGCTCATCTTCCATAAGCGGCGTATCGTCAAACTTTGGTGCGGTGGCGCCGTCCACGATTAGGCGCATGTTTAGTTCTGATTTGTCCATTGACATTATTGGCTTCATCACCTTGGTTTCTGGCGGCGCAGGCGCTGGCGGCATCGGCGGCTCAACATGACTGGTCGGCACAGGTGCTAGCGCGGGAGGTGTATCGTCCACTTCAATATTCATCCTGGAAAGGGCAACTATGGGTATTCGACGCAGCCTCATGCCCATGCCACGTCCAAGTTCACCGCTGGAAATAAGCTCGTCCGTGTGCTTAAGCGCAGCCCACGCGCCTGCCTCAGTCCAACCCTGGCCCTTGACACGGTTCTCCTCTGGGTTTACCTCGCCCTTAAACTTATGAGTTACCCTCTTGTCAATACTCATTGTTCGGTTGACATCTTGAGATATTTTGCTGGCAACTGCCACCACGTCAGAGATGCTGGGCCAATACTTTGTCTTGACTTTGTGAGTAATGCCATCCCATACGCGCCCACAAACGGCCT